CATGTCCACCCTCCTTATCGGTTACAATCTTGGTGAGTGCGTTGTCGACAGCCAAATAGTAACCTGCGTTATATATATGGTCGATTTGCAGCATGATGCCAGCTGTGCTAACTCCATTGATCTTAGCATGGAGCACGCGCCTGTCAGCTGTTAGCGAGCTCGGAAGTATGATGTTATTCATAACCTCCGCGGTCCTGTCTTGTCGATCAATGTCAGTTATCGCTCCTATCCAATCACCGTACAACTCAGGCGTATAAGCAGGTGTCTTCTTCTTGTCTCCTTTGAGCCAATAAATCAAACCTCCTGCCGCTGCGACTGTAGCCGTGCCTATTCCTACGTATAACCAGGTGTTATCTTCTTGCTTCTTCTTAGCCATGATATCACCTATATATACGGGACGAAAGGAATATTGAATAATCCTTTGTCCTCGTATCTCCATTTGCCAAAGCGGTAACCTACGTATAAACATAGGATTCCTATAATCGTTTCTTTCATCTTGAACTCCTGTTCGAAATCTAATAAGTAATGGTATATTATTGTCGTTGAGACTACATCGTTAATTATTATTAGCGTTCGAACAGGTGGGACTATCCTACTTGAGCGCCTTTGTTTAGAACAACCTTAGCCTGCTCTTCTGAATAGCCGAGAAGCATAAGACTTCTAACAAGCTTATCCTCATCAAGTTCCTCGTTCAGAGCTTCCTCAGGTTGGTCTCCCTGCTCGGTAAACATCGGCTCGTCGTCGTTAGGTTCTAACTTTCTAACGAAACCAACGTCAGCAAATGGTTCTTGCTTACCTGGTGCGGACTCTGCTTGTCGTGAAGCATGTGCACCACGTTCAGAGTCCTGTCCAGTACCTTCAGCTTCGTCTTCAGATCCGCTGTCGCTGTGGGCATCTCCATCGCTAGAGATTCCATCTGTTTCAGAGCCTGATAGTAGCTCGCTTGCGACGTCGCCGATGACCGAGTCATTATGTACGTCTGCGAGATTCTTTTCACCAACCTCTCCGTCTGATTGATCGAGAACCCCACTTCTATCCTCCTCGTCAACAGTACTTCTTTGTTGACCGTCAGAACCGAGTGTTGGTGAGTCGGGTCGGGTTTCGACACGAAGTTCATCTGTTTCAGTGTCTTCGTGATGAACGCCATCGTGAACTGGCTCACCATTGTCCCTAGAGTGCTCAGGTCCCATCCGATTCCCATCTCCGATGGACTCATCAGGGCTAGAGGTGGCATTAGCGGAGGGATCGTCTCCGTGATCTGCTGTATTAAGCGATCCTGATTTTCTGATCTGTGAGAAGACTGCGTCAACGAATTCGTTACCGTCATGATTATTGTCCTTATGTTTATTATTTACTAGTGTGTCTACCAGCTCCCACGACGGCGATGAAGAAGCTAAACTTCTAACAGCGTTGCGGTGAGCCATAACGATATCAGTGAGTGAAGAACCCAAACGATCGGCGCGATCCTTGGTTCTCGCAATTGATATTGCTGGCATGGGTATTGCGTTGCCATCGACCGTAGTAACTACGCTCGACCCATCATCATTATTTATTTTAGCTGCTACAAGATCCGAAATGTCTTGAGCAGTGCCTCCTCCTTTGAGAAAGCTCGTAAGTAGTTCTTTGAACTTATGTAACCCGGGGATGACATAAGCTTGCAGAATGAAGTCCGCCATAACGTCTTTGTTGACGATATCGAGAAATCCATCCTCATTACTCGGTTCTTTGTCTTCCATATAATCCTCCTGTTGTTAATTAATTGTTGAAATCGAACGCGGTTTTAAACGCAGTTATCACGTTACGTTTAATCCGCAATCGATCTGTGCGAGCTTGAGCAACTGATCGTGAGAATCGAAGCTCGTCGCTTGTCTCGCCCAGTGTCAGGTCGAGACCGCTCTTAAAGGTAGAGAGCAGCTTGTTCTTCTGCGACTCCGTCATTGAAGCTGCTCCTTTCGGATGATGCAGCCATCTAATTGTATCAAGTTTCGACATACCAGTAGCCGTGACGCCAGCACCTTCCATAATGCGGGCAGACAAGGGGATGAATCGTCCCTCCGACGCCTCAATGTCTGCTAGATACTCTCCAGCAGAGGTGAGAGCAGTTAAAGCTTTCACGAACGAAGGCGATTCGACATGTTTACGGAGCGCGTCTAGCCCATGAGTCCACACAGGTGACTGACTGCCGGTCAAGTGTGGTTCGACTATACTCCACGCAGGTGACTTTTCGGCACCGATGGTTCTAGCGTACAACCTCAGTAACGTCATGATTTTCACTTCACGACGATCTTCCGCTGTGGCCTTCCTCGGATATCCTCTCGAGTACTCGCCGCAGATAGAGTTCTGCAGAGACCGAGATACGATCGGATGCCAATCGATAGTTCCGTCTGACCGCTTAAAGAACCTCTTCTTTAAGAATACTAACTCATCAAGAGTGGTAGCCTTAAGTCCTAGATCGCCTAGAGCGTCCAGATATATCGACCGATCAAAACCAGCTTCCGGGAATATAACGGTATCGTCTCCCCAGAATAACGCTCCCCATTTCATAGTAACAAACTTCTGAATGAGGGCAGAATCCGAGTATCCTGTTGCTTTCTGCATAGCGTACAGGCTAGCGGAAAGATTAAGTAGACAGCCATCGGTACTAGTTGTTCGTGTCCCGGACGACAGTTGGCCGATCTTCTTTAGAAGGCATCCGATTGAACGAGAGCCCATGATCGGACCGGTGAGTACATCACTTTGTAACTGATGCCACCAAGTTTCCAGTTCAGCATCGCTTCCAAACATCTTGTAAAGACGTTTGAGCTCCTGTTGAAAAGTGGAGCTCATGGTCGTGTCATAACCCGAGTAATCCAGAGAAAACGCTCCGTCGGTACCGAAATGCTCGACTATTTTCACCGTCTTATCAGGAGAGGAGTGAACGAATGAGTATAGTTGATACAAGAAGAAATTTGCGTTAGCTCCCAGCCTCGACATACCCATGTTGACGAACCTCTGACCCATATAAGCGAGTCGTGTATCCGTAATCTTGAAAGATTCACCAACTTTGAAGGTCGAATTTCCCCTTCGTGATAAGATGGGCACCGCTTTTCTAGTCAACTTAGCTCTGAGGGTAGCTTTAGAGTGAGCAGGAAGATCATTCTTATATAATGACTACCCCTTGCTTAAATACTCAGCTCCATCCCATCGCTCTTGTTTAACTACCGCCGCTACAATTAGATCCATTAGGAATGACAGCTCGCCTGACCTGTAGTGGGGCGCACCACCGTTCGTACTGTTAGGATACGGTTTGTATGGCTGCATGTCTCGATAGTCGGTTGCTCCAATTGCTTTAAACAGCTGGAGCGCTAGATCGACCGCGTGCGCACAAGCGGCCTGCGTGTCTTCGTTAGTAACGATGAAATCAGAAGAAGGCACGTGCCAATGTGGTTTATGACTTATCTGATATCCTATTTTCTCGAAGTCCTCCAATTCGCCAGCGGGAAGTGAGGAATTCTGAGAAGCATCCTTCGCTAGCTGGGTGTAGAATTTCAAACTCGTTTCGTCCGTGATCCACATAGAATGTGACGGATTAAGCGAAAACCGAGTACGCCGTAAAGCCTCAGCATCGTTCTGATCGTATCCCTTGCAAGCTCTAATCACCAACGGGTTATCGGTAACGATTACGTCGCTCGCTTTGAAACCATCGGACAATGCAAGACTAAGGTCGTCGTAGATTGGCTTGCCCTCTCTGGCGCCAAATTCTTCTGGGGCATGCTCAATATCCGATTTGTGACCCTGCACTCTCATGTAAGGATTCAGACCGGATGTGAACATTAGTTAACCACCTCTCGCGTAACGGTATTCCCACCACCAACAAGCTGAAGTGTTTCAAAGGGTAACACTTCCGTCTCACCGTCAACTGAGAACTGCGCAAGTTGAGAAATAGGCTGCCACGTGTTACGAGCAACGCGGATCTTAGCATTACGAGGTCCGAAGTAGGGGATTGATACTTGTTTGATGAACTTAGGAACTTGCTGTTGCTCCCAAGTAATCCAGGCAGGATTGACGTTGTCTTTCAGAACCGGTTCTCCTGTATCCGGAATGTCGAAGAGGTGAGACATAGAAGTTTCGTTGCTATCTTTCGAAGCACGGATATCCTCAATTATCTCATCTCGTGACTTACCCAATACGCGTGCTAGAGCAGCAATTGTTATATTTCGCTCTGTGTAAGTAGGACCTCCATGACCAGCCCACTCTGAGTACGGTCTAAAGTAACTCAGCTCGTAGGACATTCTGATGCGGCTAACGAGTGGGACGTCGCTTCCATGAGCTAAGGTGATGTTCATGTCCTCAGTGAGGTCGAATTTGTCGATCACCGAGCCACGGAACCCGGTTGACGACAACGCTAAGCCCTTTAATAGGTACTGAGCGCCATCTTCTCTGGTTAACCCATGTTGATTATCGGTAGTGTACGCTGCTAAACGAGGCATGAATCCCGCTTCCAACGGATTCTCAACCGATATAGACCAAGAAGTTGGAGTGTAAAGAAGAGGAGACTGTTCGAACATGTCGATCCAAGATCCACTAGCAGATAAAGGAGCGAATCCTAGAATCTCCCAGCCGGCCGCGGTTAGACGCTTCGCCTCATCATTCAAGATATAGCTTTCGTACCAACTCGCTATCATAGTCATAGCGCCGTTGAAGAACTCCATAAAGTCAGTGTCGTAACTGAGAGGTTTGCCGTCGTCATCCTTGGTTACAGTGGTCTTATGCTTATGTGTTTTGCCATCCTCGTAATCGAAGATAGGCCACAAAGCGTTATCCATGTAACTCGCTTCAAACTCGCCTAGCACTGTCTTAACACGAGACGGCTCGAAGTGTCTCAAGATATTCGACGTCATCGTTCCCATTGGCGCGTCAATGATGGCGCGCAAGATAGTTTCAATCTGACCACTCATAAGATACGTCTTATCAGCCAAGACGATTGGATGCGACGTATCGTAATGCTTTATAAGTTGATTAAGAATGGGTTTTTGCATGAAGAATTGAGCACGAGCTCGTAAATCCAAAGCGGTAGTGGTTGCGTCTAACGCCGTCGTAATCGCTACGATAGTTTTGACGTTCTCAGCAATCATTAGATCAGTACGATCTTTCAACAGCTCGTTAGTGAACTTAGGCGTATGGAATCGATTATGAAGATCCTTGTTGTCAAGTGATAATAAAGCGTCTAAACGAGTTAGATGCTGGCCAAGTAGCTTAACGTTAGACTGATCCTCGTACTTGTTACTATCAGCAAGTTTGTCAATGGCGTCTCTTACCTCTTGAAACAAAGGCCCTGTGTTTAGGTTACCCGCAAGACGAGGGAGATATTGTCCGAGAGCACGTGACTTACGATCAGGGACAGCGAGCTCAAGGGCAGCTTTGCTGTGGTCACCAAGTTTTCGGCTGTTCAGGGTAGTGAACAACTGACTCACCAATGTCTTCTTGTCCACAGTGGGATCTTCGATGACATTAAGCGAGGCGGCGACGAGAATAGAATTAATCTCCCGAGATAAGTGCACCTGATTTGATCCCTCGGTACCAGTAGTAACCGAGGTAACAAGGACGTTGGTCGGAGACTTAGTATCGAATCCCACTCCGTAACGAGGATTGAGTGCCTCGACGACTTGCAAATAGAGCTGTGCAGCTTTGTTCACATTTCCGTCGTTCAAAACGATCCCGTAAGCATCCAATAGCTCGGATTGCTTCGATACAGATGCGATTCCAGTAAAATTCTTGCGTTGTAACATTATTTATCCTTTTCTAAATAATTTAATTAATTCTTTGCAACTGCAAACAGTCGCATTCGCGTTAGCGAACAATTCATTACATAATGGGAGCAGTGTGCTGACACGCTCCAGAGCGTTCCCAACTGCTACTAACGGAACGTCGCCGCTAGCAGAAGAAGGTTGCTTGTTTTGGTTTGAGGTTAGACGTGAAATGGGAGGAAGAGTATCTTCTTCTCCAATGAAATCACGCCGGTCAGTTCTATTCCTTTTCTTTTCTACGTTCATTGTTCACCTCTTTCGCTAGCGGCTTCAATTTCAGTAACCTGAGACTGAATCACAGTATCGTCAGTCGATCCTTCTTCTTCATCAGTGTCCTCTACCGCATCGTCGGTTAATAGATATTCAGCAGCATAACCACCGACCGTAAGAGCAGCCAAGACCCACGGATTACCAAGCTTGAGACGGGAGCCCAAACGTAATAACTGAGTGATTCTTGTACTGTTTATTGCAGCGTTCGCGCCCCTGAGTGTAAGAGCTGCGGCCTTACCACGCATGCCAGGAACTTGTGCAGCGGATTGTAAATAAGCCGCTCCCTTCCCTAGGACGGCCAGGCCTCGATCGACGCCGACTAGACTTGCGGTTGAACGCGCAAGCCAAGCATTAGAAGCGGCCCAACCGATGAATCCACCGGTTTCGCCTACGACTTCCGCCATCTTGTCAGCATCGATGAGCCCAGCTTCGTCGATGATACCAGCATCCTCGAACTTCTTTTCATAGAAAGCTTGCGTCCGTTTGACAGCACCTCGAGATGTCAGAGCATCTGAATGCATGGCGACCTTCGCTATGTATTCCGGATCATCAGGAATTCCAGCTTTCAGCATTGAAGCAAGTGTGACACAAGCTAGATCAAATTGTGAATCCGAAAAGTTGACGACATTAAAGTGCGTCATTAAAGCTGCAAGTAATGCCTGAATACCAGGTCTGTCTTCAGGTGAACGTCGGGAAGCAATCAACGTACTAATTTCGCTCCGCGATACGTCACCTTGAATAACTTCTATAAATTCTCTCAGCGCTGCATCACCCATGAGGGCCGTAGCATGCTCGAAGAACGCGAAGGCAGCTTGTTCTCTTCTATCGTCTAAGTGTTCCGTTAATAAACCCATCAGATTAACCTCCCACTTGCGCTAATAGTTTGCGAGCCATACTATGATATTGGCTGGACACAGGGCCGTAAGCACGCACGCTCACGGTGTAACCTGGAAGCGCGCCACTATACGTGCTGAACGTATAGGGCGTTCTACTACCAGCGGTGAAACTAGAGTATGTCTGCGTACTAGTGGTAACGTCCTCACCTTCTTCACCGGCATCTCCTAAGGTCACGGACGGACCCCAGGATGCAGGAAGAAAATCACCGCTACCCGCGATCGACACTACTGTTCCATCGATTACGATAGCACCTAGCATTGCTGGTTCAATGATTTGGCCACGATTACTACCTAGTGACACAGCAGGCATAGCCCAGATGTCAACAATAGAATCGTTCGCTGACGTCTCTAGCTCAAAAGATACGATACCTTCTCGTCCAGCGGCGTCGACGTTGGCACTCGGAAGGTTGCCGATGAACTGTTTGTATAACAGATCCACCGGTACACGAGCTGCCTTGGTTTGTTCCGCGTTTGGTGACGTTAAAGTGATGCGGTAAATACCGGGTAAGCCTTCGGTGTCAACTTCGTAATCAAATTGGCGTAAGCCGGTCGTCGCATCGGTGTTACCAGAATAAACGACTAACTCACCGTTGTCCTTAGTAGAGAAGTTCGGACCCAAACGGTCGGAAGCAGCGAAGAATTGGTCAGGAGAGGGAATCTTCAACTTAGGTAGTTCAATACTCCCATCCTCTACAACTCTTGCCCCGTTAACAATAACTGGAGCGCTACTTAGACCACAAACCGAGTCTGAATATCGTGGTGCAATAGGAGCGGGACCACATCCGCAATCGTTTCCTCCTGGAGCAGGAGAAGGGTTTCCGTTGTTAGCGTTAGCCATACGGATTTTGTCACGACGTCGCGCGGCTTCGCTGTATGCAGAAACCGCTTTCTTAATTGATTGTGCTGCTTTCATGACTAGTCCTCCAACGCTTTGTCAACTAATGTAACTAAGCCATAAACAATGGCGCCACCTACCATATATGCTAGAAATCTCATGACTCACCTCCGAAAATTGCGAAGAACGCAGTGGTGATGATAATGCCAGTAGAGATAGCTGCGAGATCAACTAACATCTCGACAGAAAATTGACTCGTAAAAGTCGATGAATCGCCGTTTCCGGACTTCTTAGTGTTAGAAACTTTCATGTTTCCTCCTTGTTAAATAAACTAAACTAAACTAAACTAATAAACTAATAAATTATATAAATTATATGCAATTATACGTCGGGTAACACTACTTCATTATAATATTCAGAATCATCATGAGGAGCGAAATCGACTTTGTCGATAGTAACGACTACCGAATCGTTGCTTATTAACGGAACTTGACGTAAAGTGAGATCGCCAAACGTGCTCTTGGAAGACACGGTAATCGATAGTTTACCGACGAAGTTAAAATTGATGGGAACACCAGATCGTGAAGGATCGTGCTCTTTCGCCATCTGAATTAAACTCGCAATTTGTGAAGACGAGTTAAATTTAACATCATAGGCAGCGACCGATTTGTGTTTTGCCTTCTCTTTGGCAGATGCGTTATCTCTGAGAATAGGCTGTGATCTTATGCTGATTTGGCCGTCATCATCTATGATATTGATAGCGTCATCAAACGGTCTATCATTGATGGTGAGGTCTCTAGCACCCGAAAACGCGTACTTGGACGCCTCATCTGGCTTAACCAGTGAGAGCGCGGACAGAAAATTTGCGGTATTGAAGTTAACGCAATTACCGGCGATGAGTTTTCTGTGCGGTATGGTTGGATCGTCTTGACTTTTATAGTGCACAGCGAGGTCCAACGCACAAAGAATATCGAACGTTAGATCCGACATAGACTTAGGCTTATCAATGTACTTATTAGTAAAATGAATGTACGTTGGGCCTCCGTCTCTGAGCAGCAAATCGCCGCTGCTGTCGGCGTCTACTGATGACGTGATAGCGTCGCTGTTATAGATAGGTTGGTTTGGACCATATCCCAGCTGAGCCATCCGAATGTAATAGTAAGTCATCATGTCGTAGTTCATCGCTCTTTCGACAGGAGCGAGTGAGTTGTGATCGTTAGTCACCATACGAGTCATGATAGTATCAGACCACCAACAACGCACCGCAGGACCTTTCATTAAGTAAAGTGGCCACGAGGTTGTGAAGTCGAAACCAGGGTCACCTGGTCTTGGTGATTCGCCGTCGAGTTTGCCTTTTCTTATGATTGGCATACCAGCAGGCAAGATGGAATCGGACGAGGTACCGACGAACGTATCGAACGCATCCTTGCCTGATAACATCCAACTGGTAAGTGACATATTCGTCACCGACGTACGTCGGTCAACGAAGTAGTCTTTCGCTTTATCGAAATAACCACCGTGATACGCCTGAGGTAAGATGTAATCTATATCGAATTCGATCTTGGGTGCCTCTGCGTTTGCGTGTCTTCTGACGTACTTACCTGCGTCACCATACGTGGTGACGGCTATCTTAGTCGAGGGAAATAAAGCACTGACCTGTTTTACAAACAAGTTAAGGAATTCGAGCGAGCGAGGTTCGCCCCCTCGAGTACCTAAGAAGAAATGCTCTAGATCCAGGACTATTATATCCGGAGTGAAATTTGATGTAGCCGACACGTTACTACTTGACTCAGGAGAGTCAAGCATCAGACGTTGTCGAATCTTATCACTGACAGAGGATGGCGACATCGCATTCAATTCTTCCACGCTAGCGATTTCAGTATCAGTAGTCATCGCCAGGTGGACCGCCTGTGAGACGGTTCGAACGTAGCTAACTGCTTTGTCGACCCGATTGTAAACACTGGAACCGGAATGTTCCCACTCCTCTCCAGTATGCCAGAGCCATAGCCCGTAACCGTTGTAAAGTCGCGAACCATTATGTTCAGCGTCGGCTAGCGATCGCACGAAGCGCGCTAGCGCGGCAGGGTTGTCTGGCTTGATCTTGCTGTCTTGAGCAGACATGCAAAACCAAGGTTGAAGGAAGTTATCGGTACCAGCGATGTCGCTACTAGTACCTACAGCCGCAGATAATCCTTTAGACCGTGAAGACGGAGTAACGAACGGCTTACCGTTCACCGTTTTCGGAGAGACAGATTTCTTAAAGGCAGAGACGTCAGCGATGCTCACGCCCCCTTGGCTGTTAATGCTGGTTGTTGTATCTTTGTAGCTTCCGGACCAGTTGCGAGCAACATTGATGGACTGAGAGTACCAATGTTTGCCGCTGAGCGGAGTATGAAACACACCAACATGATTATATTGATTAAACATCTATAGAACCTTTCTAAACTAAATGTATTATTATTTGCTATTGCGATCGTTAAGATCGTCGTTATTGTTATTGCTATCTTTATTATTATCGACGAAACACGCGTCGATAGATGAATGGCACTGCGCGATAGCGGCAGAAGCGCAAGTAGGGCTTACCTTCGCGACTGAACCGCATCCGACAAATAGCGCCGAAATTGAAACTAAAGTGATCTTGAGAATATCCATTTAAGTACCTCTATTTCTGAAGTACGATCGGATGACCTCAGCCAAAACTAAGACGAGCAGAGACAGGGCCGTCTCTAACTGACCATCGCCTGTAACGATGGGAACCGAACCTCCGGTTAAGAGCATCGATCCGGAAGGAAGTTCTTCCATAACTAATCCTTTCATTTGAAATTGAATATAAATAATTGCTAAATACTGAATGTATCATCCTGAAATCCTATACGAGTGATGCCATCGATCATGATGGCTGTAAACCCCTCGGCAAGCCGAGGGGATGGAGTTGACAACATGGTACGGTATCTCGATCGTATCGAATGAAGTGATGTAATCAATCATTCCGCGAGTCCCGAAACCACTTGATAAATCAAAATGATCTGGACTCCCTTTGTTGATTTCAACAACGTCGAGAAAATAACCGGCGTAAATGCCGTTGTATTGTAACGGAATCGGAGTGATAAATAATAAATCTTTCTCCGGTCCTGAGTAAAATATGCGAATTGGTGTAGCACATACCGTGCTAAAGTCAATTAATTGTGACATAGATTCCTATTCTGCTATATTAGTAGCTATAGCGAGCTAATGCGTCTATAATGTGTAATTCTTGTGAAATTTGGGTAAGATCTCCTCATGCCCCCGTGATTCTT